AGGGCTATGCCCAGAGGAGTACATTAGATACAATTCCTTTGGTGCGTACTACTGTTTGAAAAGCCGATAGATGTAATGAGGTAACTGATGACAGAGCAAAGTAACAGTAAGAAGAACAGCGGCACTAATGATCCCCTGAAGGAACACCAATGGAAACCCGGTCAGTCTGGAAACCCAGCAGGAAGACCAAAGGTTGATTCCATTACTAAGGCAATTAGAAAACTCTTGGATGAAGGCATAAATGGCAAAGCACTTTATGATGCGGTTGCCCGTGTCGCAGTCCAGCGTGCTCTTCAAGGTGACCATCGTTTCTGGCAGTACGTAGTCGAAAGATCAGACGGCAAGGTTGCGGACAACGTTAACCAATCCGGTGAGGTTGAAATCCGGGTTAAGTATGAAGATGAGGAGTACCGCAAACCCGACTAAGTGGGCTTCTAACCTCCTCGAAACTACCTGAGCCGTGATTACCTTCTAAACCCGGCAAACCCGTTAGAAGACGTCTAAGGAGCCCAAGATGAAGAGGGTTTTCTAGCCTAGGAGCTGAACCCGGTTCTAGACCGTTTGCGGCCCCTAGAAGGCCCATAGAGCGATTTGCGGAGGCAAAGAGGGTACTTAGACCGTTTCAAATCAGATAGCTTAGAAGCGATCCTAGGAGGCCAGCCGCGTTTTTAGTGATCTAGGAGGGTATAAACTAGCAAACCTCTATCAATCAGGAGTTTAGCCGATGGAAATTGACGTGACCCTACCTCGACCCCATACCGGACAGAAAGAGGTAATGGACACCGCAGGCAGATGGAACGTGGTTTGTTGCGGAAGACGTTTTGGGAAAACAACACTTGGACAAATACTCGCATCGGAAGAACTACTGAGAGGTGGTAAGGTTGGATGGTTTGCTCCAACTTACAGATTCAGTTCAGAAGCGTGGAG